GTGTGAAGATGCTGATTCAAGGGCACGGCCACATTGGTGGCTTCCGCGTCCTGAATGGTAACGCTGTCAGCATCGGTTTTGCGCTTCGCCTCAAACGACGAGGGCTTGCGAGTGTTCACGACATCGCCGAACTCGGACACTTCCTCCGAGAAATCACGATGCACGAGATTGCCGGCGACCATGTTGTTCTCAAGAATCATCAGGCCTTCCTGGGCCCACATCTCGGGAACAAAAGCGTCGTTGTCATTGGCGAATACGGCGAGCCACGGCGTTGCAATCAACAGGGTCTTCATTGGTATTTCTCCTAAATTTTACCAGCTTTGCGAGCTTCACGATACGAACGAGGATCACTGGCAAGAGTGCGAAGATCGGCCTTCTTGCCACCACCAGTATTACCCGCGCCAAGTCCCACGGTACCTTCCCCCTTAAAGAGGTTGAAAAATTCATCCATGTCCTTCATCTGCTTAACAGCCTCGCCTACTGTAAGCTCGAGGTTGACAGTCTTGCCGGCTTTGTCGGTAGTGCGGAATTTGACCTTCGGAATCAACTCGCCTGTGGGCTGACCCTCAGCGTCCACTTCCTCCACCAACCGCGTGTCCGGCGCAAGAATGGCCACAATCTGACTTGGATGAAAAGCACTGTTCGATGCGGCTGCGTCCGTAATCGAACGCGTAATTGTTGATTTTGTGTAACGGGACTTCCATTCATCCAAGTTGGTCGTCAACTCTTCCACCGTCTTCTGGTGGGTACGGACCAACTTATCCTGTTCTTTCTTGGCGAGTTCCTCTTTGGTAAGCATCTCGTTTTCGAGGGCTTCGATGCGCGAGTTCAGGTTCTTGCGATCTTCTGCGGAGAGATTGCCAGCCTTCCGAACATTCTCCAACTGGCTGATCAGTTCTTGATTCCGCTTCTGCAAGGTGCGCTTGTTTTCGGCCATGATTTTGTTCACTTCCTCTTGAGTGAACAATTTCTTGCCCTTGTCTTCGGTACTGGAATCATCTGCCCCGGAAGGCGGATCATTAGAACCGGGATCACCAGCGCCAAGATCGTCAGAACTCGGGTCGCCATCGTCAAAAATAGAGTGCCAAGGTGTCGCGAACAGTAAATTGAAATACATTCCATTCCTCCTAGGAAACCCTGTTGACCTCCACATGAAGTGGGTCACGCAGGTAAGGTAACAATAATCGCCAAGCAGCCATGCTAACGATACCAGCTACAATATGGGCGGGCTTGTTCGATCTATCATAGGTGCTTCGAACATTCCCGAATCCCTGAGCTACCATATTAAGATTCTCATACTCTAGCTCAGGGTCAACCCCGTCAAGTAGTGCAAATGCTAATTCACAACAAGCATACTGAACATCTGTGGGAATTGACGCATCATCATACCGAGGGAACTGATGTTCTTGTGTAGAATCAGTCCTGCTGCCCGTGAAATTTAATCGATCAATGGCACGCCCGGCAGTGATTAGTGCTTTATTCTTTTCCGTGTCCTCAGCCAAATCCCAAATTTCACTGTTGAGGCGCGTAGCAAAGTACGCGTCTGCATCTTCGACGGTGATATACATTAGCTTCTCCGTGGATTAGTCGAGATATGGCCGACATACCCATAGTTTGGGGAGTAGACATAAGTTTCACACGCTCGGGGTGAGATATAAGCATTATCGAAATGCCACTTGTCCCGCCCACTCAATGATGGTAAAGTTCTAATGGTTTGCATGATATCGGTACTTACTGTCGTAATACGCTCCTCGCCCCTTGCATGATAGTGTCCAGTCAACCACTCACAACAAGTAACCTTACCCCAAACATCTTTCTGCTCTGTGGGCATAAGGTTATGTAATCGACTGCGCTCTCGTTTAGATTCGGCATGAGCCATGCCAATTAAACAAGTACCAAAAAGGCGATATTTGCGTATAATAGGTTTTAAGTCTACTGTCAAATGTGGGCACTTGTGGAATCTTTGTTGGATTGCATGGGAGAGATACCAGCTAGTATCCCTATCATGATTACCCGTCAAATAAATTACTTCACAAGGCACGTGTTTCAGACAGTGCTCAATCCCCAAGACAGCTGTTTCAAATGCAGTGGAATAGACTTTTGCAAGCCGTCCATCAACATCTAACCGAGTATCATTCATCGTAGTATTGTTTGCATTGTTGATATGGAGAAAATCTTGGCCTATAGGGTAAATTATTTTAGACACTCGAAAAGCTTTAAGCCGTTCAACTGTGTCATAGATAGCGTTCAGATAGAATTTCTTGGTTGTTTTCAAATCACAATTCTCGTCTACTTCCTCCTTCCAGCCTAGCTTGCCAAAGTGAGTATCGTACAGTCCAATAAAAGCAACATTGTTTCCAGAAAGTTTCTTAGGTTTGATACTGACTGACTTGATTTTGTTGACAGTTGCAAGCGCACGTTCAACCGCTGGTGTTATTTTGCGTTTCAGGTATACCTTGATCTGGTAATTTGTTACTGTTTTGTGCTTATCGTCCCCGATCTTCATGGTAGTGTCCCAGTGATTACTAATCACTCGATCCACCTCCCAAAGGTCAGGATCAATTTTAGCATAAGCAAGAACGTCTTCAACAGTACAGATTTTGTTGCTTGTACTGTTAATCATTCCCTGCTGCTCTCCAAGGTCAATCTCAACGTGTTCTTTGGATTGGTGTTCTATGAGACGTAACGCTGTTTGTACCGTAGTTCGACTTATACCTAGAATAGCCGCCATGTCACGTTGAGAAGCGTTCGGGTGTTTCTTACGGTACTCAAGAACTTTCAGTTGCAGTTCCGTCATCGCCTTGTCCTCTGGTCTTGTCTCTTACTACTTCGTCTCGTGTGGTGTCGCGTGATTCTGCTTTCTCGGTTCGTCCTTCTTTTGGGTCGCCTGCATCTTTGATTCCTCGTGCCTGACCCACACCACCACCAGACGCCTGTGCAATAGCGATGCGTGCAAGACGCGCTTCATGCGCTGCCGCAGCCTTCGCCACTTCTTCCGGACCATAACCACGCGCAACCGCTGCTGTCTCAGGACTCACTAGGCCATCTTCCAAGTCCTGATGTAAGACATCGGGGTCTGTTACGACAACAACTGCCGCATCAATCTCGCGACGAATTTCGTCGAGAACAGCCGCAGATACCTTAGTCCCGATGCGAGTCTCCGCAGCCTCTTTCATAATCTCTCGGCGATAGGTATTGCTTGGGATTGTTTGGGCTGACTTCTCAAGCTTATCGGCCTCTTCGTATCGCTCTTTATCGGATTTGAGCGTGTACTTTTCGGGGTATTTGACCAGCGTAGGCTCTGTGTTCTCATACATCGCCCAAAATTCAGCCACTCGCCGTTCGCCGTATTCAAGCTCGAGCCCGATATAACTTAGGCCAGCTTCGAGGCCTCGTTCATCGTAGGACTTACTCTCTGCGCTGGCATTACGCGGCGCTTGATTAGTCACCGCAAGATTAACAAGCTGGCGAATTTCCTGCTGCAGTGAGTATTGCTTCTCCAAGCTGGCACGCAAAGGTTCGGAACTGGGATTAATAAAATCAGGCCGTTCCATACCCTTGGGATAGCGCCTGCCCTGAGTGGCTCCGACCTTTACTTCCTTGCCCTTGCTCGTTGCTGCCTCAGAACTGGTGCCTGGGGCCGACTCCCCTGCCGTACTGCTTGGGCCTCGCAGTAAATGATTCATCTCCAAGTTGGGATCGTACTGCTCAGTATAGAAGGGGAAGTTCGCCTTCATCGTGTAGGTCACATCGGATGATGCGATATTGAGTAATGCGATTTGGTAATCAGCAACATCGGTCATTAACGACGCAGTGATTTCAAACGTAACAAACGGAATTTCATCCAGCTCAAGGATTTGCTCCTCGTCCTGGGGTGTTCCGTCCTGCGAATAGAACTGTGCGTGTACGACGCCATCGGCCAGCCACAGGTGGCGAAAGCGTTCTGTTTCATCGCTTGGAAGCTGTGTCTCTTCGTCCAGTTCGTAGGTGTAATCGCGCAGAAGCAGGGACACCAGTTGGTGGTCAAGATTGTGGGACCAAGAGCGAATATCCTCAGCCTTATACAGATAAATGTACGGGCGCGTGGACATCTCGTCCGCGCGGGTGATAATCTCTGTATTAGGTTTGTCGATGAATACACCGACCTTGCCCAGGGCCAGAAGTTCAGGCAGAATCATGCGGCCAATGTAGGAGTTCATCGTGTTGCCTTTGAGGTCAACACCACGAACATCGGAGCCAGTGGCAGCGTTCAAGTACGAAAGAGATCCGCCTACGCGGCTGATGTCAGTAGTACGCTGGAAGATCGCATTTTTGATGTCGTTGATTGCCGCCTTCGCGTGGGCAGGACAATAAGTCATCTCTTTGCGCTGTCCAAATTCGGACGGGTCTTCCCTCGCAGAGTATTTTTTCAAATACTCGTCGATGAACTCCCGCCCACCCTCATAAGCGAGGCGGTATTTCTCCCAGTCGCTGAGCTTAGCGTCATAAGTGGGGTGGGTGATATTTGCGACAGTCATCGAGTATTTCCTTTACTTGCTCAAAGGTGAAAGGCTTCATTAGGTGCCGATGAGCACCTATAGGCATGTCCGGAAGGGCACTGAGACAGACTAGATACGCCGGTGAAACTATAGGGAAAAATTTAGGGTTAGCGAAAATAAGGTCATAATCATTATAGGTATTCAGTACGGGTATAGTGTTCGATACGTTGTCGCCAACCCCAAGGTCTTCAAGGCAAAATCGAAAAAATTGCATGAAAATTTCATGTGTTTCTAGGACTAAAATCTTCACTAGACAACTCCAGAAATGTCATGTGACCCTCCCTGGCTAGTTGCTAGGCCTAATGCCAATTCGCAGTAGCAACGGGCATGGGCGTAGTGGTCATCGTCATTGCCTTTGACGTACTTGCCCACTGGATTGCCTAGCTTGTCTTTTTCATAGATGCGTACAAGAGCTTTCATGTGCTCCTTGTACTCGTTTGGAGTGTCAATCGGGATCTTAATAGAACCCCTTTTGTAGCGAGATAACGCAACATCCAGCCAACTGGTACGATCTACAGTCATAGTATGCTCTTCTTGATTATGCAAATGGATTTCTTTACCGGCGACACCATTGCCGTAGAAGCATAATCGAACATGGCCATAGAAGCGTTTAGCAAACTCAAGGGCTTTCCGGCGTTCTGGATTTGCGTCAATAACACACGAATTGACGCGGAACTCTCTGAGTATGCTGTCTAGCTCCTCGAACTCTTTCACCTTACCAACTGCAAGAACCATTGCGTCCGTGCTAAGATTAACATCAGGATCATTGCGCACGAGGCGGAAAGTTGATATTTCATAATGCAGCCAGCTACCAACGTCAATACCCATAACGACTAGCATATCGTTACGGGGTACTGACTTGTTCTTATGACTGCCAGTGGCGTGTTCGAGATCCGATTCCGTAACCCTGGCACCTTCAACAATGTGCGTGAGTCCCATCTTTGAGTTGTAGAACTCTTGTTCATCTGCCGGGTTTGTTTGAGCTTTGATCCACGAAACCGCCAACTCCCACGGACGAATGGTCGTACTATACATTTGACTAACGTGGAAGCCTCTGCTGAGCCTATCAGTATAAGAGGGCACCCATACTCCTTTTGCAAGGAAGTCGGGTTTGGCTTCGTGCTCTAAGCGGCATCCACACTCTTTACAAACGATGTACGTCTCTTTGATTCGTGGATCGTTAATTGACTCGCAAGGAATGACCAGACAGTCAGGAAACACTAGCTCCGTTAGGCGAGAGCAGGATGGACAGGGGAAGAAGAAGTGATCCTGACTGCTGGTCTTAAAATACGCGTTAATACCCCAGTTATCAATCGTCGGAGTTGAAAGGAATAATTCTTGTTTATCCAACTGGCCACTTGCACGCTCATGAGCCAAGACGATATTTTCTTGGACCATTACATCAACTTCATCAAAAATCAACAATGATGCCGGGATAGAGCGCAACTGACTCTTGGACCTTGAGCCCCGAATGAACAGGTTGGCACTGCCTGCGCGCTTGTGGCCCACGTTTTTAGTATTACTGAACAGTTTGGACAGGTGGGGGCTTAACTCCAGCGCAGGATCAAAACGACTGCTAGAGAAATCACTCGCATCCGGTGTAGATGCAGGGAGAATATAGAGTACATTTTCACCCTTAATGTCGATATGGTGTAAAGCCTTATTAAGCGCCCACTCGGTAAAGCCAAGCTGAGCCGCTTTCTGCCCTACAACAACCTCGTCATCACAATCGTGCATCTCCCGCGTCCATGGGTGATACTTAAACGTCCATGGGCCTGGGTATGGCGGACCCATCACGCGACAGTTCTCTGCCCACTTGCTACAACTTGTTATTGAGCGGCGTTTTAGGCCACTGGAGATCCGTTCAATGAGGAGTTCTTCAAGTTTGTGCATCTTCCTTGAACGTCCTTGTAATAAGAGTGAGAATACGATTAGATAATCGGCCAAGAGTCTCGTCGTCTGTTATCTCTTCGCTGATAGCGCTAATCAATTCCCCGCCAAAGTTCAAAATAGCCTGCTTATCAAGCAACTGGCCTGTCGCAAGTTCCAACTTGTGACAGGAGGATACGACCCTTTCGATCTTGATTACCAAATCGCTGATTGGGCCGGACTGAAAGATCAGTTCCTGCGCGTCCTTGCAGATATTGATTCTTTCTTCCAGCGTCATGCGTAAGATAGCGATTTCGTCGCGAAGGGATTTCACGTTCTCAGAATCAGCAAACCGCTCCAAGCGCGCTTGGAACTGGGTGAGCCGGTAATTCCGAAGTGATTCCTTA